TGCTAGTAAGCCAACTGGAAATGATGCAAAAGATGCAAAAGCTGCAATAGAACAACAACAAAGAGTAAATGAGCAGGTAATACAAAATTTAGTAGATGCTAAAAAGCAAGAAGTTAAATTATATGAAGATGATGCTTATGCAAAATATAATGCAGGTAAACAACTAATTGAACTTGAAAAGACTTTAGCAATAGAGAAATTGAAAAATGCTGGATATACAGCAAACCAAATTTCTGCATTAGAGATTGGTATTTATACAGACAGAGATAAAAAACTTGTATTATTAGATGAAGAATTGCAACTACAGATACTTGGACAAGATGCTAAAACAAGAAAAGAAAAGAAAAGAAGAGACCAAGAAGATTTAAAAGCACAACAGCAATTTGGTAACAATCAAGTTGATTTAATTGACTCACAATTAAAGGTTGGTCTTAGATTAAATAGAGATAATGTTATTGAACAACAAGAACTTATCAAACAATCAATGGCAAAGGTTGGTGTAATGATGGCTGCGTCTTTCGGTACTGGACAATTTCCAGTTTTGTTAAAATATTATGATGAGCTAAATGCTAAATTACAAGGATTAGACCAGAATGCACTTAGAGGTGCCGATGCAATGAAACAAGTTAATAGTATTATCTCTGATACTGCTACTAATGCTATTGTTCAATTTGGAGAAAATTTAGGCAAGGCTTTAGGTGGTGAAAAAGTTGATTTATTTGGAGGGTTTATAGAACTATTATCAAATGGGCTACAAAGTATTGGTAAGGCTTTAATTGCTTATGGTGCTGCTATGGATGCCTTTAAAAAGGCATTTAAGAATCCAGTTGCTGCTATTGCTGCTGGTATTGCATTGGTTGCTGCTGGTGCTGTATTAAAAGCACAAATAAACAAAACAAGTGGTGAAACTGCAACTACCAATATTCCTGCATTTGCAAATGGTGGTATTATATCTGGCCCTACAATGGGTTTAATGGGTGAATATCCTGGTGCAAAATCTAATCCAGAAGTTGTAGCTCCATTAGATAAATTAAAAGATTTGATTGGTGGAGGCGGAGGTGGTACATTTGTACTTAGAGGACAAGACTTACTTTTGTCCGTAAATAGAGCACAAAAGGCATCAAATATCAAAGGACAAATAATTAGTTTAGCATAATGGCATACGGATTAAGATATAATCTACAACAATCATTAAGAGATGGAGCTACTCTTTTTGTTAATATATATAAAGACGGATATACTGGAACTGTTTATAGTTATACTCCTACTAATATTACTATTTCACCTAACTCAAATAGCGATGAGCCAGAACCAGGTATTATATCTTCTCAGTTAAATTTATCTTTTATATTATCATCTCAAGATGATTATACTAATTTTCCAGACTTACTTACTTTTAACGATAGAGAATTTTATGTCGAAGTAACAAGAACTCCATTAAATGGTACAGAAGCTATTGTATGGAGAGGTTTTATGTTTAACGACTATGTAAATGTTCCATTTAGTACTGGTAATTTAGAAGTTAATGTCACTTGTATAGATGGTTTATCATTTATGAAGAATAGCTTTTATCCTTATACCGCAGACTCAAATCAATTTGAAAAACTATATGATGTAATAGCTATAGGATTAAATTCAATAGGATTTCCAAACTTACCAAGTTTATATCAATGCTGTTCTTACTTTGGCTCTGCTATGGTAAATAGAGGTGCAAATGCAGCTAATGAACCATTTATTCAAACATATATTTATAAGAGAGACCTTCAACAACAGAGTTTTTATGATTTATTAGAACAAATAATTAAATCTTTTGGTTGTAGGTTATTCCAACAAAATGGAGATTGGTGGATTATGTCGGCTAATGAGATGGCTGCATCTACAATTTATTATACAAAATACAATACAGCTACTGGAAGTTCAACTGGAGGTACACTAAGTAATGCTGTTACCATATATCCATATAATGGCTCTAATATTCATTTTATTAATAACTCACAAAACAAGATAACCAGAAAAGGTTACCCAGTTATTAAAGTCAATTCTGCAGTTCAATATAAAAGCGAGTACATATCAAATGGTACCTTTAAAATAAACTCAGCTGGGGTTATTTATAATTGGAGTATAACACAAGGTGGTGGTGCAACTGTTACATTAATTCCAGTTCCATCTGAACCTTATGATATAGTTAGATTTTTTGTGCCTCCTGGCGGAGGTGTTCTTACAGAATTTAAATATATAAGTCCAGGAACTTTGCCTTATTTTGATTCTCCAGGATTTAATTTAACTTTTGATACAGCAATGAGTGCTGGTTCTTCTATGACAATAAGAATTTACGTAGAAAATACAATAGGGCAAAAATTCTACGCAGATTCAAATGGAGTTTGGGGTGCACCTGGAGTAGTTAGAACATTTAATGTTAATTATACTGCTGCTGCTAATGTATGGCAAACTATTAGTTACGACCTTCAGTTAGGTGCTTTTAATATTGGTGGTACAAATTATAATGTAGAAGGATATCTTAAAGTAGAATTTATATGTAGTAATGCAGGAACTGTAGATTTAAGATACCCTCGTGCAACACAAAATACAACTGGATTACCAAGTTCTTTAATTACAACAAGGTCTATAACTACAGCCAATTCTATTACAAAGGATTTTGAAACTTCTCTTGGTATTTATAGGGCCGATATTCTTTATTGTTATGGTGCTTTATTTTATGTTTCTAATTTTGCTCCCATAACATCATGGTACAGATATTCACATTTAGGAACAACATATCCTTCATTATCAATACTTGTAGCAAGAGAATTATCTAATTTGTTTAATAGAAACTATGCTACTTTAGAAGGTGATTTGGGTGAAACTATTACATCAAATAATCTGATATACTTAAATAATACATATACAATAGCGGATTCTATAAATAATCCACTATCATATATTAATAAAAAGTTTATAGCAAATAGAAATGATGTTAACTTATATATAAATCAAGAAAACAATTTACAACTATTAGAAATAACAGATACGGATAATACATCTTCTGAATCTATTACTTGGACATTAAACGGATAAAAATTAAAGTATGGCAATTTTAGGAACAGACGTTATTTTATATTATTTTAATGGGTCATCAAATGTGGCCTTTTCTTCATCTACTAATTGTAGTTTGCAAAGTAGTATGGAATTAATGCCAGTATCATCTATATCTTCTGCTTGGGCTTTAGAATATAAACCAGATTTAACATCTTGGACAGTTAATTGTGATGGATTAATAGCTTTTGATGGATTTGATTTTGAGGATTTTCTTAATCTACAATATAATAGAACACAAATAACAATAAAATTTACTGTCAATACCTCTCCTGCATATACAATAACTGGTTTAGCAAACATAACAAGTGTTTCATATAGTGGTGATGTAAGTGGTGTGGCCACTTATTCGGTATCATTTCAAGGATGTAAAAGATATACAATAGCATAAAAATTATAATATGGCAATTTTAGGAAGCAATTTAGCGTTATACTACAGAGGGCCAGGAGCAACTTATGTTCCTTTTGCTGCTTCTACAAGCTGCAATATGACTTCTAATACTTCTCAGATAGAAGTAACTAATTATAATACTGATTGGTTTAGGGATTATAAGATGGATATGTTAGATTGGAGTGTTACTACAGATGGTTTAATTACAATAGATGCTGTAGATTATAAAGACCTATTAGACTTTCAACTAAACAGAACAAGAATAGTAGTAAGGTTTTCTGCTATTGGATTAAAGCAAAATATGTTTTTTGGTAGAGCCTATATTACAGATATAACATTAAATGGGCCAGTAGAAGGTGTTGCAACTTATTCTGTCACAGTTACTGGAGCAGGGCCTTTTAGATTTACTGACCCTACTCTTTGCCTAAGATTTAAAATTACATTAACTACGGCTGGAAGTATAGAATGGCAAGATTGTGATACTGGTGAAATAAAAGGATTAGCATTTCTACATCCAGTAACATTTTATCAATGTGCTACAGTATTTGGCGGATTACCTCAAATATCAATAACAAGCGGAACTGGTACTATAGATTCAGTTGGCTATTGTTCAGAATAATTTAAATATGAAACATCTTAGAGACTATATACTTATCATTGGATTCTTTTTCTTAGGCGTATTTGCCTATGAATCATGTCATAAATCTAATAAAACAGAGGATATTGACCTATCCAAGTATGTAAAAGTCAAAGAGGTGCATGATACTGTGTACACAAAAACGTACAGAAATAGGTACATAAAAGGGGATTCTATCCCTTTTGTGATTATAGCTACAGATACTACTACTATTCACGATACAATACGCATACTAAATGATTATAATGCAGTTGTAGCTTATACTGATACCATTAAGCAAGATTCTAATATCTTTGTGATTAATGATACCATAACCAAAAATCGTATCAAATCGAGGTCTTTTGAGTCCAAGATTACCGAAAAAACCATCTATGTTAAGGAGTTTTATGCAGAGAAAGCTAAGTATAGGCTTTTTTACGGCATAAGAGGCGATTTTAGCCAATCTAATGGCTTAGAAGTACTAAGTCCTGGTTTGATGCTAAATGCCAAAAATAAGGCTCTAATAGGCCTTAATCTTAATATTAATAAAAATAACAATATGAGTTACTCTGGTAGCTTATATTTTAAAATAGGTAAAAAGTAACATGGCTCCAAAGAAAGACGTTAATGTAAGTGCTAATCCTCTACCGATTAGTTTTTCCCAATTTAGTAAAGACCCAATTAAGGGCACTATGTTTTTAGTTATTATCGGTATAACTGTCCTTTATGTAGACATTAGAGGCAATTTCAACAATCAAATCGACTCTCAAGATGCAAGGATTACTAATCTTGAGTATAAAGATAGCTTGAAAACACAAGCGTTAATTGAGTGTAAAACAGCCCTAAGTTCAACGACTACTAAGTTAGAGACTCTTGATGCAATGGGTGCTATTAAATCATCTGTAAAATAATAGGCCATGAAATCAATTCTTTTAATTTTTGGGTTTCTAACGATTACAGCTACAACGATTAATGTGACAGCTAAAAAAGAAGATAAGAAGATTGCTGAAGATAAGGAGTTTGAGCAGTTCATGAATGATTTTAACCAGACATTGACTAAGAACAAAGCTGTTCAAGTTAAGGCAGATAAGGCCAAAGAAGCCATAGTAACGTCTACCGTTAGCAAGTTTGCTGAGATAAAGCAAGAGGTAAATACACTAAAAACCGAACTAAATGAAGTTAAGCAGACTTTGGATAGTGTTAGTAATGATACTGCTATCAGTTTCAAGTTACTCCCAATATCCCATCACAAAAAAGATTAAAGGTGATTCTGTTGTTATAATGACAATTGGTCAAGCAGATACCATTAATAAACTATATAAGTCCTATAACGATACAATAATTGCTTATAAGGACTCGTTAAAATCTAAAACAATAAAAGATGATTCTATTTTCAATATCTACAGCTATAAAGTTAGTACGCTTGAAAATTACAAGTTTCGCTACGAAGCTAATCTCGAAACATATCGTAACAGAGAAAAAGAAATTGACAAGATGGATAAATACCATGCTTGGCAAAAAATAATCTTAATATTCTTAGTCATTTTTCAATTTAGTCAATTATAATATGAAACAGTTTTTCCAAGAAGATAATGGTAGATTTAGCATGAAGCGTTTATGTGGTTTGTTCTGTGTAATTACATTGTGTGTTACAATGTATCACAACAGTTTTAGTGAAGAGCATATAGCTCCAAGTCCAATACTTGTAGAATCAGTAGCTTTGTTAGCATTCGGTTGTTTAGGATTAACCTCAATAGAGAAAATATTTAAGAAAGATGCCTAAGAACGAAAAGATAATATTAACACTTGGCTTCCTATTATGGTTGCTGGGATTAGCATATTTTGTAAATCAAATGATTTAAGATGAAATTAACAGCACATTTTTCATTAGCAGAGTTTACTCGTAGTGAGTCAGCAAAAAGACATGGAGTATCTAACGAACCAACTCCAGAGCATTTAAAGAACCTTATTGTTCTTTGTGAGAAAGTATTAGAGCCAATCAGAATGAAGTTTGGCCCTATTAATATTTCATCTGGATATAGGTCTAAGGCTCTGAACCATTACATTGGAGGTAGCTTAAATTCACAACATTGTGAGGCTAAAGCGGCAGATATTGATATGGATGGCATGACTAATGCAACCAATAAAGAGATATTTGATTTTATCAAAGACACTTTAGATTTTGACCAGTTGATTTTTGAGTTTGGAACAAAAGATGCTCCAGACTGGGTTCATGTTTCTTATAACGCAGGTAAAAATAGAAAGCAAGTGTTGAGAGCACTTAAGGTTAACGGCAAGACTGCCTACGCACCTTACAAATAGAACTAACCAAACCAACCAATATGGCATCTAAAAAAAATGTGCTTGTCATAGGAGATACGCACGAACCATTCTGTCATCCACTTTATAGGAACTTTTGCCTTGAAGTGGCTAACAAGTTTCAATGCTCCGAAGTAGTACATATCGGAGATGAAGTAGACAATCACGCAATCAGTTATCACGAATCTAAACCAGACGGACATGGAGCTGGATATGAGGCTGATTTAGCTCAAGCAGCTATGTATAAATGGTACAAGGCTTTCCCTAATGTTAAAGTCTGTATCGGTAACCACTCAGCCCTACATAAAAGAAAGGCTCAAACAAGCGGTTTACCAGAACGATTCATTAAATCATACGAACAAGCATGGGATGCTCCTAAAGGCTGGAAATGGGCCTTAGAATGGGAAATAGACGGTGTTCTATATACTCATGGAACTGGAAGCTCTGGACAAGCTGGTGCAATCAATAGAGCAAGAGATGCTCGACAATCAACTGTTATAGGTCATATCCATAGTTTTGGTGGTGTTTTATACTCATCATCCGATAAGGACATGATATTCGGCATGAACGTAGGCTGTGGTATTGATATAGATGCCTATGCTATGGAATATTCACGACCTTTCCCCAAAAGACCAACATTAGGTTGCGGAGTGGTGTTAGATGGCGGAAGAGTTGCTATATTTGTACCGATGCCATTAGGCAGCAAGATTATTAGGTTACCTAAGAAGTAACAATAGTTTAGTAAATATTTTAAAGTGTGTATTACATTGATAATCAATGCGGTATGCACTTTTTATTTCCATTAGAATTAAATCGTAAATTTGTATGAGCAGAGAAGTAGACGTAAAGATTGACCAATTAATGAAAGAAAAGAATTACTTAGAAGCTAGGCTTGAATTGATTGTTAGAGAATTGCGATTAACTGTTCTTAAAAATAGTATCACAAATGTTAATGCACATCATACAACTGACAGAAGATGAAGATGAAAGCTATGAGTTCCAAGATAATTCAGAGGAATCAGATGCTTATATCAACATATATCAAGTAGTTAGTGTTACTGCTGATGAGGAGAATGATGAAAGGTGCTTTGTGTATATGACAAATGAAGATTACTTCTATGTGAATGAATCTATCAATAGTTTTATAATGAGGTATCAAGCAATGCTTTATGGCTCAGTATTAACAAAATTTTATGATAGTTCTAATAAACAGAATTAAGATGCTCTCTCATAGGTGTTTGGTTGGTTTTGGTGAAGGCTCCAGGTAAAATCTGGGGCTTTTTTTATAATAAAGAACCCCCCATAAGAATATGGAGGGCCACCTATTTATCTACAAAACACAACACTTTACTTTTTTTGGTACTCTTTGACTGCAAATGTAACTAATCCCACAATAGAAAGTACATATAAACCTCTAAAGGTTAAATGCCAATAGATAGGATTCCATTCTGCAATAAGGAAAGCAAATGGTACATAAACCATTACCATTAATGCTATCAGTCCAACCATTGCTTCAAGTATATTTTTCATAATAGTTAATTTAGAAAGGTAATTTTTCTTTACTTCACCATCTGGCTTCCATGGGTCAATTTCTACATAGAAATCTGATTCACCAGCATTAAAAGATTTCTTCATCTTTACTAAGATGTTAGCCCATCCTTTGTTATCGGCTGCAAAGTCATTTAATTTTTGTAGGTCTTGTGGGCCTAATGAGATTTTTCTTAAACTACCGAATGCTGTTGTTAGTGTAAAGCATCTCCCAAGGTAGAGTTCTTTTGATTTAGACATTTTGTTTGGTTTTTATTGTTATAAACTTTTTTTCATTTGCTCTTTTAACTTAGTGAGGTATAGACTAAAGTCTAATGCCTCCTCTATAGCGTGTTCAATCCATTGTTCTGTTATTAGGTCGTTTCTGTCAAGGTCGGTTCCGTATTTCTCAAAGCCAATCCTTGCTCTGTCTTTTAAACGATTGATAACATTCTCAACGACTGAATCGTACTCGTAGTTATTCTGCATCTTTTTTATATTTTTTTACTTGTGCTTTTAAGGCTTCTCTCCACTTTAAGTCTACAGTACCATCATCCAAGATGTCTTGAATAAGCTGTATTGTCTCGTTAGATACAAACTCTTTAGCTTTCTTAGTAGCTTTTACTACTTTCTCTTCTTTGTTTTCTAATTCTAAGTTTTCCATAATTTAATTTTTATCTGCCCTGGCCTCTATATTGTTTAGGCTTCGGACTGTGTTTATTGTAAGATTTTTTAGCCCTACCCATTTTACGTTTGCCGAAATTCTTTTTCTGATTCCCTCCAGCTGAAGATTTTAGTTTCGCCATCTTTAAATATTTCTAATTTTATTGTTTCATCTGATGTCTGGCTACATAACATACTTGCTCCTCCTGCTAATCCTAACTGAGTTAAAAAAGTAAACTGCTCTGGACTAATCCTATCGCCTAACTTCTTAATCTCACAAGCTACAAACTGACCATGTTTCTTATCATAACCGATTATATCTGGAACTCCTTTTCTACCAATAAATGCCCTACCTTTTACAGCAAGGTTATTATTTCTCCATACTTCCATCCCTCTTTGTCCTAAATAGTCAATCATCATTTTGGTCAGCTCGGAAGCTGTTTTGTATGTTGCCATAAACCAAAGTTACAATATATTTATATATATTATACATAGCGAATCATCTCCTCTATTGGAACTTGCACATATTTGACGTTCCCTTCAACTTTAGTATTGTTCACTCTAAAGTACCTACGAGCCTTTTTTCTTAGCATTTCTGACCTCATAAAGTATATCCTATCCCTTAAATCAAAGTTAATAGCAAAGAACTCTACATTTTTATCAGCTATGCCAGAAGGTTGGTTATCTCTCTCGTATTCTAACCACATAAATCCATCTATTAATGCTGTAGGCATCTGTATTACTAAAATCTTAGTGTTCTTAGCAAACAGCTTAATAGCTTGATAGGTACCATCAGCATTACGAGCCTCTTCTATCTCGAACTTACGTCTGTTCCTATAGCCATTATGCTTACCCATTAGAATAATCTATAAATGTCATTGTTTCTGGTAAAAATCTAAGCGGCAAGTTTTTTGTTGTGCCATGTCTATTCTTCTCAACCTTACAGATAACTAAATCATTGGTAGCATATTCTGTTCCACCAATCTCTATTGGGTTAGTCATCTCATAGTAATTAGGTCTCATTAGCATAATAACTGCATCAGCATCTTGCTCAATAGAACCAGATTCTCTTAGGTCTGATAGTTGTGGCATCTTATCTCCTCGTTCTTCTACTCTACGAGATAATTGAGATAGGGCGATAATCGGTACTTGTAACTCTTTTGCTAAGGATTTAAGGCTTCTGCTTATTAAACTCACCTCCTGCTCTCGGTTTTGGTTGTTTTTGCCTTGTCCACTCATAAGCTGTAGGTAGTCGATAAAGATTACTTTAATGCCATACTTCTGCTTCATAATGGTTGCCTTTGCTCTAAGTTGCGAAATACTTATACCGCCCATATCTTCAATATGTAGAGGGGAAAGTAATATCTTATCATCAGTTTTTAGTAGTATCTTTCTTTCTGCGTCATTCAAATTATTCATTCTAAGGCGTTTTAACGGTATCTCACTCGTAATTGACTCTAACCTTTCAACTAACTGCTCGGAGCTCATTTCGAGGCTAAAAATGGCCGTAGGAATCTTATTTAGGATACATAGGTGGTAAATACTTGAAAGCATGAAAGCTGTCTTACCCATTCCTGGTCTTGCAGCGATAACTACAAAGTCTGGTCGGCACCATCCAGCTAATGTGTTGTTAAGTTCACTGAATCCAGTATCATAACCTAATAACTCACCGCTTTGTGCCTTATCTCTTGAGTAGTTTAACGATAAAATGACATCAGTTATTGTCTTTTCATGGATATTACCATACTCTTGTAAAGCTATAAGTTTACCGTTGACCATGCTGAGTAAATCTATTGCTTGACTATCATTGTCTAAACATTCATATTCGCTTTGTTTAAACAGCATAAATGCTTCTCGTTTCTTATAAACCTCAATAAGCATCTCAATATGGCTGTTGACATTGTGTGCTCCAGTTACATTATCAGTTAACTTTGATAGATAAAAAGCACCTCCTAATTCTTTATACGCCTCATCATCTTTAAGTTTTTGGTTTAAAGTAGTGATGTCTACATAAACGCCATCATCATACATCTTTTTTACTATGTCAAAGATTTTTTGGTGGCCTAAATCATAAAATACTTCTGTTTTTAGGTGTCCAACAACTAATGGCAATGTTCTTTTATCCATCAATATTGCACCAAGTATGCTTTTTTCTAACTCTCTGCTTTGTGT